GACTACATCTTTCGCCATTACTGCCAGGACATCTATATCCCGCAGTTGCTTGCAGTAGTAGAGGATTTAACGACTATCGAGATTCTCCCTCTAGGGGAGAGGGCAAATTCCGCAACAAACGCCTGGCTTGGTGTGGATGGCTGGTTTTACCGACACCCCAAACAGCGCCATTGGGTTGATCTGCACCTAGACTGGTTTGACACCCTTTCTAAACAGCTAGGCGTGGAGAACCCAATACGGACTAAGTACGACCTACTCTTTGAGTACCCCGCCTTGAGAAAGAAGGTCTATCAGCCCTTTGATGTCCTGATTATCAATTGCCCACCAGGAAGCAACCAGTTGCCCACTTTTTCCCCAGGCAAGTTTGAGAGCCTAACCAAGCTGCTGTGCAAGGACATGGATGTGATGACGGTCTATCCCACCAAACTATGCCCAAGCACGCTAGAGATGCACATGACGGTCACCGAAATCGGTAACCTAGCGCAATACTGCCAGTACATCGTGTCGGTGGACACAGGACCTCTGTGGACCACTTACAACCAATGGAACATCGACAAGATAAGGGGTAGAACCATCTACACGACAACCTTCGATTCCATAGACCTTACGCCTAATACCGACATACTTCAGAAAATCTGATTTTTCTTTGGGGTGGGGTGCGAATGGGGTGCGCAGCTTTGATGTTTCATGCCCAATCTAAACACCAAAAACAAAACAGAATTTTGCAAATTGCTTGCAAAGCCCAAGCCCAAAAAGCCAAGATCAAATCATGCGAGCGCTTTTCATGCCCTTACCCAAGATCAAATTACCCGATTGACTAAGCCATAATTGCGAGCGCCTGGCTGCCAGGAAAAAAGCCACACTCTCAAACCGCCTGATTGTTGGCATCTATCCCGCTTTCCCATTTGTCGCTTACCCCTTATATACGATTACTTACTACATTACTACTTTACTATATACACTATATATATATAGACTATAAACGATATACGATAGACTATAGTAATTATATATCTATATACGATAGTTGATAGTAATATATCATAGCGAAAATGGTTGCATAACCTAGATTTATGTATAATCAAGATATGCAATTTTGCATATAACCTAATCGGGAGATTTAAAAATGGAATTCAATAAATCACAAGCTGGCGCTGCAATTCAAATCGTTAAGCATGGCGCTAGCGATCTAATGAAAAGCAAAGGTAAGATTTTGCGCTTGAAAAAAACTTATCAATTCGTTATCAAAAATCAAGCTATCCAGGATCAATGGCATAGCTTTATTAATGGATCTGATTATTGCTTAGCTAACCAGGAAAGCTATAAATCAATGTTTAACTTGCGTAAACAATTTTTAAAACAGTTTGCTGTTTAAATCAATACCAGGGCAGCAATGCCCTATTTAAACCTAACCTAAAAGGGATATACATCATGCAACAATCAATTTATGACAATGTAACGAATAGAATTATTGAAGAGCTAGAGCGTGGCGCTGCACCCTGGATTAAACCCTGGAACGCTGGCGCTAGCGAAGATCAAAATATCGTTAGCCATAAACCATACCAGGGCATTAACAGGATCATTCTAGGTATGTCAGGCTATACCATGCCTTTATGGGGTAGTTTTAAACAATGGCAATCATTGGGGGGTATGGTTAAAAAAGGCGAGAAAGGCACGCAAATAGTTTTTTACTCGCCAATTAAAAAAGAGGGTATCAATCCTGAAAACGGGCAGCTAGAAAGTAAGGCATACCATTGTTTAAAGAGCTATTTTGTATTCAATGCTAGCCAGGTTGAGGGTATTGATTTTGTGCAGCCTAAGCCAGCTATTGAGCAATTTAACCCCGTACCAGCATTAGATGATCGTATTCAAAAAACGGGCGCTATCATCAAGCATGGGCATAACCAGGCATTTTATCGCCCTGGTGATGATTTTATTGGGATGCCTGATAAAAACATATTTAAAGGTGAAGAGCATTACTACGCTACTGTATTGCATGAGTTAACGCATTGGTCTGGCGCTAAACATCGTTTAGATCGTACTAAAGGCGCTAGATTTGCCGATGCTGCTTACGCCTTTGAGGAATTAGTGGCGGAGATGGGCGCTGCTTTCCTATGCCAGGATTACGGGATTAGTGGAGATTTACGCCATGCCGATTATATTGGCTCTTGGCTTAAATGCTTGCGTGCAGATAATAAAGCGATATTTAACGCTGCAGCACTAGCGCAAAAAGCAGCCAATTATATCAATGAGCTAGATTGTTTAGCGATCCAGCAAGCAGCATAGTGCTACCTGGTAAGCGCTTAGCAATAGGCGCTTATCGGATTATCACTAGATAATCATAACCTAACTAACCTAACGGGGGATTACATGAGCAATACACTAACCACAATTCAAGAGGTCTATTTTGATTTATGCGATTTGATCGAAAACAATAACCTAACAAAAACCAGGATCAAAGGGTTTTATGAGTTTGAAAACCTAGATCAATTCATTCAAGAGCAAAAAACAAAAATGGCGCAAATTGAAAAAGCGCTAGATTTTCAGGATAAAGCAGCATGAGCGCCAGGGCAAAATATAGCGCTTACTGTTATTGGGCAGCTAAACAAGGCATCCAGGCGCTTAGTTTTAACGCCTGGATTTCTACTGTTAAACCTGGGAGATTAGACTAAATGATTAACTACAATGACAGTTTTCTAGATAAAGTAATCCTGATACTATCCTGGATAGCTCTATTATCGTTTTTAATGCTGTTTTAAGCGCTTTTCTCGCTTAGTTTATAGGGTAGCTTATAGCTGCCCTTTTTTTTGCCTTAAAACCCGTTTAAATCGGTTTTAAAAAAATGCTTGTCATGAAACTATTTGCCATTTTCAATCGAGCTGCTGGACTTTGACCACGACTAGCGGTAGCCGTGGTTTTGATCTTCTCAAAAGCACCTGATTGTTCCCTCGGGCGTGCGTGCGCTTTATCGACCTGATTGGCTCTCTTTTTTCGCTACCTCATGCGCCCAGGTCATTCTGAACCTCACCCGTCATGCTCTGGAGATCGTGAACCCCAACGATACCCCAAGAACCCCATACATAGATGTGTCTAGACGATGTATAACTCCGATGTATATACTACCTCTATGTCTATTAGAACTACTATGTCTATTCTACGAAGTTATATGATAGAGATAGTATAGGCGTATAACTCGTATAACTACGAAATATATTTTACGAAGAATAGTCTATTCGTATATATATATATAGAAGTATACAGTAATCTATGTGTGCTTTAAACAACAACAAGATTAAAATAGTAGTTGCATTAGAATTGTTCATGGTGTAATCTACGCTTGTAGTACTAATCAGATAACCTAACTAGAGGACAATTCGTATGCAAAGCACAATCGTTTTGAATTGGCGTATGCCTGAATCCAAGATCGTTTGCGGTCTGGACTTTCCAACATTCTCAGAAGCAAAGAAGTTTGCACAAAAGCACCTAGACACAATCCCTGGCGTTTGGTGGGAAGCCAAGAAGCAAGAGGTGACCAAATGAAACTATGCACTAGCTGTATGCACCTACGCTCGGGTGATGAGTGTTCTGTATTACCCCAATTCAACCCCGTTAACGGCAAGCCTGTCTATTCGTTTGCATACACCTATCGGATGAATGAAGAACGATGCGGTATGGATGCCAAGTGGTTTGAAGAAGTTGACCATGCAGCGCTTGATGAACTATCCACTATTCCATTCGGGAGATAAACCATGGCAAGAACCAAAGGTAGTACCAACACAACCACAACCCTACAAAAGCGCATTACAGCACTAGAAGGATTAGTAGAGCGCCAAGATGAAGCTGTTGAGCAAGGGTTAGATGAGATAGCAGAGCTACGCAAGCAAGTAGACTTTTATCGTAAGCAAGTTAATCATCTAATTGCACTACTCAATATCATTACAAGGGGTGCATGATGGCTAATGCTCAATCAGAATTTGCGCCAGAGGTACGCAATAGCGCCTGGTGGAGTGGTGATTCCCGCATGGCTGCTAATGGTCGTGCGGTGGATGTCATACTCACCAAGCAAGGTAAACGAGAAGCGCCTGACTTATCCGAGGTGGAAGCGGTACAGATGGGTCATATCATGCAGCCTGTGATTGGGCGCTTGTTTCAAGACAAACACAAGATAGAGTTAAAGGAAGCGGACTATGCTCTCACTCACACAAAACACGATTGGATGCGTTCTCATTTTGATTTCATTAGCGCAGATGGTACTGTGCTTGTGGAAGCTAAAAACTATAACGCTGGAGTTCGTAATAAGTTTGATGCCGATGCTAATAGGATTCCTGATGCTGACCTTGCCCAGCTCATACACGAATCTGCTTGTCATAATATCAATCGTATATTTTTGGCTGTTCTATTTGGTGGAAACGAATTTGTAACGATTGAGTTTGACATCACCGAAGGCATGAAAGATGACCTGGTGCAGCGCATGGCTAAGTTATGGGCGTATTGCAAGACCGACACCCTACCACCCGCAGAAACCATCGAGCAGACCAAACTGGTATATCCAACCAGCGCCGATGAAACAATTGTTGCAACGCAAAATGTAGAGGTAGCAGTAGCCCAGCTCAAGCAATACAAAGCCAGCATTAAGGCGCTTGAGGATCAGAGCGAAGCAATCGAGGTAGCAATCCGCAACACCATGGGCGATAAGAGTGAGATTGTATCCATCTCAGGGGACACCCTAGTCACCTGGCGCAGCAGTAAGACCAGCAAGCGCTTTTCTAGTGATCTCTTTAAACAAGCCATGCCCGACATTTACGAGCAGTTCGTGATTGAGCAGCCTGGCAGTCGTAGATTTTTAGTGAAGTAAAGCCTAATGAAAGGGGATAAGATGAGCAATATTGTGAGCTTTACGGATATGTCGCAGATGGCAGAAGCAATAGCCAAAAGCG